GGCGCATATTTAACTACCTTATTTTGAGTGAGTTTTGCCTCTCGGAAAACTTACTCACAGTCATTCTCTTGGCCACTGCACTTTCTGCAGCAATTGAATGATGTGACCTTGTCACACGGAGACACCCGCTGTGCCCAACATTTACTACCTTACTTATGGAACTTTACACGTAGCCGACTTATGGTAAGCCATGACTTAGTACCCTTGTGGGAAAAGTCATGTACCCAGCAGTCTCAAATTGCGAAATGTATTGTTTCTTTTTTTCTTTTCTATCTTTAAAAATTATTATCATGATATTCATAAACTCTATCAACTCTATTTATCAAATAGCAAAGTTTGCTATTAACACAACAAACAACATCATGAACATCGGTAACAGAGTGATTGAGGGTAGTAACCACCTTTTGCAAGGTGTTGACTCCTTCACACAAAACACAAGTAAAATTGCTGAAAAATTAATTTCTTCAACTACTCAAGTTGCTCACGTCGTTATTAACAATCCAATAAAAACAACATTAATCGTAGCAGCTATCGCTTGTGGATCATATCAATTATACACACATTTAAAACCACGTATCACATTACACCAAACTATTTTACCCCGACCAGACATCACACCCATACCACAATTAATTAACATCCCTCCCCCCAACCTACAACCTCCACCCCAAAACATTTTTAATAATGTCCCTCCAGTACCCATCAACACTTACCAAACACTAAATTTAAAACAACCAAATAATTACATTGTTATCAATAGAATTAACCATATAAACCCTTATTATTATATACTTCGTGAACGTTATATATCTTACCAACAAATCATGCAAAATCCACCTGTTTTAACACAAAACCAAATAAACATCATTCGAATTAAATCACAAATGACTGTGGCTGTACAAACTGTCCTACACATACCTACTTTATTACGTGTTTTTCGTGAATTACAACCTCAATTATTGTCTTTGTATCGTAGCTGTTCGATAAAGACAGACGACCATCATAGATTATCACGTCAGGAATTGAGTTATTATAAAGGCCGATTTTTATTACCCACCATTATAACACATTTATCTATGTACGATGAGTTTCAAGGCAATGGAATCGATTCAAACAGTTATGCAAATGAAATTTACTGTTGCTTTTGCACTGCATATGGCCTTCCTTTACCTGCCTTAAATATTTATGAGGAGATGACCGAAATTGACCAAGAAGAAGCTTATGACACTTTAATTAAAAATAAATTTATATATGATTTCTCTATTTTCAATCAGGAATTAAGTATTCAGTATGAGAATGATTCTATGGCCAAACTGCTTTTTCCCCTTGCCACAGTGGGAAATGGCTTGGTCAAATTAAACTAACTTACCCTTCTGTCAGTACCCAAGTGTTGACTGATGATCAATTAAACCCAATGCCAACTAATGTACAAGTTATCAGTTATACTTCAAATTACAATAATGATCTTGGGTACTTTAATTGGGTTGAGCATCGACAAAATCTGCTTATTAACAACATACCACACTATTACACAACATTCCCTCCTCGATTTCATAAAACAATTAATAATTCGAATGAGATTGATTTTCATAACTACCAAACAACAAATTTTACTATTAAATATTTATCTAAAAAACCAACTTATTACGCGATGTCTTTAGGCTTACCTATAAATAACCCCCCGTACTCAACAAGTCCTAATAATCCTATCAATTTATTATGTGGTTTCTTTAAACGCATAACTCCCAGATTACCCCAACTTAATTTACTTAGAATTAACCGCCTCAAAGTGTTTGTCACAAAATTTTTACAGGAGAATTTTAAACCATTTAAAGAAATTATACCTTTTCCAACTCTACTCAAACAATGGCTTGACCAAAATAACACGTATTCTTTGAAGAAAAAACGCCGTATGTTTGCAATCGCAGTTAAGATCACTGATAATTTTACACATCCACCGAAATTGACTCGTCGCAATTATATTTTACGCAGCTTCATTAAGCGCGAATTTTATCCTGCACCCAAACCACCACGATTTATTAATTCACGATCTGACGATTTTAAAATTGCCGTCGCCCCGTACATACATGCTATCGAGAATGAAGTTTATAAATTACCTTACTTTGTTAAGCATTCTGACGTTACAAATTTACCACTACAACTCATTAAATTACGAAAATATCCCTTCATTTTAGAAACTGATTATACTAGTTATGAAGGAAGTTTTCACCCTCTTTATACTGATATAGTAGAATGTCAACTTTTCCGCCATTTTTTACAACACCAACCTTATGTTCTCCGACAAATTTTGACCTGTTATATGTCACAGAAAAACAACATCACACGACCTAGAACAGAATTACTCGTCAATGATTCTTATACTGGCACTGTACAAGGTACTCGTATGTCTGGTGAAATGTGGACAAGTTTAGCTAATGGCTTTTCTAATTTAATGAACATTTTATTCTTGGCTTTTGAATACAATTTAAATATAGACGGTTTCGTTGAAGGTGATGATGGTTTATTCGGATTAAGCAACAATTTAATCACTCCACAAGATTTCTCAGATCTTGGTTTTACTATAAAAATGCGTTATACTCGTGACCTTTCCGATACAAGTTTCTGCGGTAATTCTTTTACTCCAACAACTCTACATAATATGACAGACCCTGAACAAATTACTCGTTTAAACTGGATTTCTGACCCATCTTATTTTAAAGCTAACTTACGCACACGCCATCAACTTTTAAAATCTAAAGCATTATCTATGTATTGCATTGCTAAGTACACTCCTATACTCGGATTACTCTGTTATAAAATAATTACATTATTAAAAACTAATACATTGAAATGGGAACATTACAATCTTTGGTGGGATAAACAACTTGAGAAACAAATCAATAAGATGAACCTTGAAAAATGTCAACCAACTGAAGCGGATCGAATTTATTACATGAAACGTTATCATATTGACCTTGAAACACAACTTCTTATAGAACAAAAAATAGAACGGGCTACTTCTTTGAGTGAACTCGACATTGATTATGCGTTCCTCAAACCCCACACCATAATAATGGACTAAACTTTAAAATAGGGGCCGTGAACCTAATCAACTCACTAATCGCCATACGGCTTAGTAAATTTTAAATATTTAAAATTTCTTTGTTAGTTTACCATAACTCAAAAATGGATACTTTTTACCCTTACCAACCACGTTTCAATCGACCTCGACCACGATTTCAAACCAATTATTTTGTACCCAACCTACGACCTAATGGACCTCGTAATTTACTTATTAAACCCTACCGTTCTAATTTTCGCCCTAGATTAAACTACCGACCACCAAATCAACGATTCAATAATAATTATAAAATTGGACGACGAAAATCAAAGAAAAACAACATACAACGCAACCTTACCGCCCCTGTTCGTATTGGCAATAACGTCAACACAACTTTTGTAATGAATGGCAAAACATGCCGATTTATACAGCCTCTTACTGATTCTTATTTTCGCACTAATCATTGCGTTATTCCTTCAAACCCATTATTTTATGGAGGACGTATGGGCAATTTTACTAAAATGTTCTCTACTTATAAACTCAAAACTTTTGCAGTTCGCACATCACCATTACTTGGCACTGATCAAGGCGGATCTATTGTTATTGGATACAACCGTAATTGTACGCCCATCGCTACTACTAATACCACTATATTTTCTGAAATCACGAATCTACAGTCTGTTAATGGACCTGTTTGGTCGCCTCTCCGTCACGAGATTAAAGGAATCGATAAAAATTTCATTTATTCCGTCGTTCCCATTAACATGAAAGATGTACCTTATACTTTTTACATTACACATAACAATTCTGCTATTACATTACTTGATACTATAATCGTTTATGTTGAACTTGAATTTGAAGGTGTGGATCTTGCTACTGGACAAGAAATAGATGAAGTTAACACAACTGTCGCTACTGTAGGAACTGTCAACTATAACGTTAACGGATTCAATTGCACTGTTCTACATGGACAACCTTCTGTTTGCATAAATGTAGGATCTACTTTACAGAACACACATTGTGACATTGGTGAATTAGTTACATTACCTTCTTTTCCAATTGCTGGCACAAATTATCTATTTAATGCTACGCACAATACACAAGGCTTTGTCGCAACTGATTATGCTGATTATTTCGTTATCATGGCAAATATCAACTAAATTGTAAATTTCTGAGATTGGCCTAGTATATGCTCTGCAAATCACACATGAAACTAGTGGAAGTTTCATTCCATTCAAACCCTCATGACACTCGTTTTAAACTTGATGTTATTAACGTAAGGGATCATGCTTGGAATGTTATTCAACACTAGATGAGTGATACATTATACTTTACCATTCGAGACTCATTCTATAAGTTTGTAGTTGTTTACTTAAATCAAACTACCTACTGTTCGTAGTATAGAACCTTCTGTTCCAACGTTAAGTTGGACTCCAGTCGTAGTGTTTTATTTTCTCTCACTGTGGCTTTTTCTTTAGGTTTAATAGTTTAACCTTAATCAACTATTCTCCCTTACTGGAGTAATATGTGAGCCCACGACTATTCCAAGCTCAACCGATAGGGTGAACTTGGC